CGCTGCAGTCGATGATCGACGAAGCGCCGCGCCACATCGACGAGAACCTCGATCCGGAATACTTCCAGCTGCCGCTGGAGATGTTTGCCGAAGCCGCGCGCAATCCGAAGATCGCCGCGGCGATGCGCGCGACCGACGTGGCGGCGATGGCCGAGTTCCGGCCCATCATCAAGCGCGAGCGCGAGCGGCGTGGCCTGTCGGTGGACGATGCGCTGCTCGACGGCCGTATCGATACCATGGTCTCGTTGTTCCATGGCCTGCCGATCCGCGCCTTGCACCGTCCGCAGTTGGACCGCGACTCCCTTGTGGAAGGGTACCGGGTCGCCATGAAGGCCTTGCTGCTGACCTGATTTGTCTCCTAATGTTTCCGGCCGCTGCACGCGGACGGCGGCTGTTGTACCATGTGTGATGTCTCTATCCTGCTAATAGGCGCATCATGACTTCTTACGTAATTCCCGCCCATGACATCGTCGGCCTGCCGGTCGCCGGTACCTCCGATTTGTTCCCTGTGCGCCGCGTCTACTGCGTCGGCCGCAACTACGCCGGCCACGCGCGCGAAATGGGCTCCGACCCGACCCGCGAACCGCCATTCTTCTTCTGCAAACCAGGCGACGCGCAAGCCGTGGTGCCGGCCGCGCCGAACCGCGTGCTGGAACTGCCGTATCCGCCGCAGACCAGCAACCTGCACTACGAGTGCGAACTGGTGGTTGCCATCGGCAAGGGCGGCGCAAATATTTCGGTGGAAGATGCGGCCTCGCACATCTTCGGCTATGCCGTCGGTTTCGACATGACGCGCCGCGACCTGCAATTCAAGATGCGCGACGTCGGCCGTCCATGGGAGATCGGCAAGGCGTTCGACTTCTCGGCGCCGATCGGCCTGATTCACCGCGCTGAAGAAGCGGGCGATATCAACAATGCGGCGATCCAGCTGGATGTGGATGGCGTGACCAAGCAGTCGGCCGACATCTCGCAGCTGATCTGGTCGATCAGCGAAACCATCGCCAACCTGTCGACCTACTTCACGCTGGCGCCGGGCGACCTGATTTTCAGCGGCACGCCGGAAGGTGTGGGCGCCGTGGTGCGCGGCAATGTCCTCGAAGGCAAGGTCGCCGGCCTGTCGCCAATCACCGTGAAAATGGTATAAATCGTTTATAGCAGGGCGTCGATCGCGGCCAGCGCCGCGAAGGCGCCCGAGGCCAGGCCGATATCGGCCTGGCTGGCCACCTGCGGCTCGCGCGGGTTGATGCGGATCATGCGGCCGTTGTGGTTGCGAATCACGCTGTGGCCGAAATGGCGCACCGACGGTATCGCCACACCGGCGCCCAATTCCACCACCAGCGGCTTGCTTGCCCTTTGCAGCAGATGGCGCAAGCGTTCCTCCTGCCGCTGCGAGCGGTCTTCGTTCCAGCCGCCGTCGCCGAACATCAGGATATTCGGTCGCGCCAGTGCGCCGCAATGCGGGCAGGTAGGCGCTGCGTTCAGCAGCTGGCAGTTGATGTGGTCGACTAACGGCGTGTAGCCGTCGGCGCTCCAGATCTCGCCGCCGCAAGGTTCCAGGCATTGCAGGTGGTGGATGGAGCCATGGCACTCCAGGATGCGCTGCGGATCGAAGCCGGCTTTCTGGAAGTGGCCATCGACATTGCTGGTGAAGACGCCGTAGCCATGCTCCATGCGTTCGCCCCATCGCTTCAGCAGGCCGAAGCCGGCGTGCGGCACGGTGTCGCGGTAGAGATTGAGCCGATGGCCGTAGAAGCCCCAGGCCAGCGTCGGATCGTCGTGGAAAGTGGAGGGCGACGCCACGCTGGTGAATGCCATGCGTGCGCGGCCGAGAGCCGGCTAAGCCTTCCAGAAACCGTCGTTGCCGCGAAAGTCCGGCAGGCCCGAATCGACGCCCATGCCGGCGCCGGCCGCGACGATCAGCAGGTCGGCTTGGTGGACGAGGGCGGCGGCGTGTTCGAGATCGGCGGTGTGCATGGCGCCATCTTAGCGGCGTGAAGCAAACATGACAAATACTTAAAGCCGCTGCTATAATTAGCTGTTCGTCGGGGCGTAGCGCAGCCTGGTAGCGTACGTGCATGGGGTGCACGGGGTCGGAGGTTCGAATCCTCTCGCCCCGACCAACAAAATCAACGACTTACAGCGGAAGCTGTACAAAAAAGCAGTGCTGTATATTATACGGAATATAATATACAGCACTGCTTTTGTCATTTCCGCCGCGTTTTCCGAGAGCCCGGTTAGCTCCAGGGGAGGTCCATGTCGATACTGGAAACGTCGGGGATGGCCTCTTTGATATAAATGTCAGTGGTGCCGCCGGAGGTGTGCGCCAGACGGCTTTGAATATGCTTCCTGTCTTCGCCCCGCCGCGCCGCATCGGTGGCGCCCAGCGCCCGAATATCCTTGAACGTGACGTCGTCCTTCATACCGATACGCTCCTTCGCACGGTCCCACATTGAAATCAGCCCAGAGCGGGCGTACGGCGTCCCCTTCTGCGTCGGGAATAGGTAGGGGCTCACGATGCCGTATTTGCGCTTGACCGCGCGGGCGCCGTCTATAACGCGCTGAATGGCCGGCGTGATCATGATGTCGACCACCTTGCCGCTCGTTTTTACCGTTTTGCTTGGCTTGATGCGGATGCGGCCTTCCTCGATCTGATCTTCTTTCAGCGTCCGGATGTCGATCGCGCGCGCCCACAAAAGGTAGGACATGTCGATAATGCACGCGAACATCGGACCGCTAGCGGTGGGGATGGACTGTCCGGTATCCTTGCGCGCCTTGCTCTGCATGCCGGCCGCGCGGATCTTCTGGATCTGCTCGTGTGTGGCCAGCACCTCGCGCCGGCGGGTTTCGTAGTCGGACATGTCGAGCTGGTCTACCGGGTTGTCCTGCCGCAAACCCAGTTCACCGATGATGAAGCGGAAGAGCTTTCCCAGCAGTGCTGAATATTTTTTTGCCGTGTTCGCCTTGCCCTTGAAGCGGTCCCTCAAAAATCCAGCGATATCCTTGGTCGTGACCTGGCTAGCGAGGAATTCTTCAAACTCGTCGGCAATGACGTCCAAAAATGCGCCGTATTGCTTCTGAACCTCGGGCGAATACCGCTGAAGCTTATGAGCTTTGAATTCGCCGCAGGCGTGCGGCATGCTGCCTTCGATGGACGTCTTTGCGCCCAGCAGCGCGGCCAGCGCCGCAAGCATGGCGCTTTCGCCTTCGTACTCATACGCCAGGTGTATCCAGCGCTGTTTCTTCCCGGTTTTTGGGACCAGCATAGGTTCTGGCGCCAAAAAGCGGTAAGCCCCGCTTTTGAGATAAACGCGGCGGGGGAGGCCGCGATTCACTTTGCGTTGTCGATTCATTTACGTTGCGATTTACGTTGCGGCGCCACCACTGGCATTGTGGTCGGGTGCACCAGGTGCATGCGGAGAACGCGAACAGTATTGTCGCGAAGGCGTGTGGCCGGCACACCCATTTCCTTCAGTTTGCGCAACTGCTCGGCGGGCCGCCGGTAATGTGTGAGTTCAATGATCTCGTCGTCAGAGAGCATGTGGTCGTCCAGTATAGGCTTCATGCCGCGCCACCTTTCACTAATCCCCAGCACAGCTGCCTAGCGTAGGTGCTTTTGACGCGCATTACTTCGCCCGATTTCTCAAGCGCCCTCAGACGGCGAAGGACGAACTCCGTCTGCACCGGCTTGCGCATGTCGAAGCGAATTATGTTGGCGAGGTGATACGTCATGGTGCCCGTACGCTGTTTTAGGACCGCCAATATATCGGCGTCGGTTGGTTTGTAGAAAGCAGTGGCCGCAATTGTCATCGCCGCTGTGTCCTGTTGAATATGCATTTCGTTCTCCTGCGCCAGGTGTGGTGCACTTTAAAATCAAGTTGTGGTTTGCTGCTCTCGCCACGCCAAAAAAGGAAGGCGCACTAGCTGATGGAAGCGCTGGGCGGCTTGTGTGTTGCGGTCCAGATCGCGCCGGCTATCAACACCGCAGATCGAGAGGATGAATTCTTTGGCGCCGCCTTCGGTCCAAGGTTCGTGTCGTGGGTCGATCTCTTGCAGGTATTCTCGGAAATCGAGGTAACGGCAGAATGTGCATGCCATGATGCACAGCTCGCGGCTACCGGTGTTGCTCATTTCGCCACCGTGCTGGCGCCGTCGCCGATGGTGGCGATCTCGGCCTTGATCGGCTTGCTGCAGAAATGGCAGAAGCACATCCGGTTTTCAATAGGCCCGCCGCCATCGAAGAAATGCCATAGTTCGCCACACGAACTTGCCCAAGCGCCGCTGTCGTCGGAGCAGGCTCTCCACGCGCATTTCTCCGCGATTGATATTGGCGACTGCGGCAGCGGGGAGTGCTTGGGCTTCGTCGCCTGCTTTGCCCGGATCGCTTCCACCTTCGTCCAGATGCGTCCCAGCTCGACTTCGCCGCATTGGTGCATGTCCAGATCGGATGCCAGGCACAACGCCGCCAGTGTGACCATCACGCCGCCGACCTCCTGCGGCGCTTCGCCGACCGGGCGGCCAAAAACGTAGTCGACCAGCTGGTGCGCCTCGCTAGCCGAACAGCCGTTGGCCTGCACCAGCTCGACGGCCTCTTCCAGGAAGCGGTGATTGCGTTCTTCGCGATCGCCAGCAATCATCGGGCCGAAGCATTCCATCAGCCATGGCTGCACGCGCTCTTGGAACGGGACCGCAGCGCGCTCTTCGATGGCCGGAGTGACCGACAGTTCGAAGGCCTGCACCTCGGTGTACTTCGGGGCTTCCCTGCCGGCGTCACGGAGATCGCGAAGGCGGCAAAAATCAGCGTAGATTTTCTGCATCATGGGTATTCTCCTTAAAACATAGAGCCGGTGTGGCTCAGCATGGCCTCATAGGACCGGATGGCGGCAGCGCGGTCTTGGCCGCCGGTCTCGTGCTGGCGCAGGCGCTTCACGTAGCGCTTGCGGCCGTATGCGCCCGCCGAGATGTGGGTCGGCCAGATCACATAGCCAAGGAACGGGATGCCGGCGGAGGTCGGCGCCAGGCGGATCTTCTTCGGGTGCAGCGTCAGGCCGTCGGCCGCCAGCTTGGCGACGATGGCGGCGCTGATCTCCAACAGCTGCTCGCGCGAGCCGCCCAGGATGACGATGTCGTCGACGTAGCGCAGGTAAGCCTTGACGCGCAGCGTCTGCTTGACCCAGTGGTCGAAGTCGCACAGGAAGCAGTTGGCGAAAAGCTGGCTCGACAGGTTCCCGATCGGCATCCCCTTGTCGCGCGTGCGGCGGTACATGCCGTCGGTCGGGAACAGCTCGTCGAACTGGTCGCCGGTGCGGAATGAATCGATCAATTTCACGAGCAGCGCGCGGACGTCCTGGTCGCCGATGTAACGCAGAACTCGCGCCTTCAGCAGCGAGTGGTTGACCGAGTAGAAGTACTTCGAGATGTCGACCTGTAGCGCCCAGGTGTTCGCCGGCCGGCGGACGAAGTCGCCGAGGCGCCGTACAGCCGCGTGAGTGCCGCGCCCCGGCAGGTTCCCGTACGTGTCATGGATGAAGCGGGGCTGCCAGATTGGCAGCAGGTACTTATAAAGCATCCAGTGCACGACGCGGTCCTTCATCGGCGCGTCCACCACCTGGCGGAACTTCTTCTCCTGCACAGTGAAGGTCTTGTATGGGCCGAAGGTATAGGTGCGGTTGCGTAACTGCTCCTGGATGGTCAGCAGGTAGCGCAGCGCATCATCTTCGAAGCGCTGCACGCGCAGGCTGCCCGACTTGCAGCGCCTGGCGTTGCGCCAGTAGGTGTGCAGCGCCGGCAGCGATGTCATGTCAGCGAAAGTGGCCGGCGCCGCGCCGCGTTCCGCTGCGGCACTCGGAAGCCCCGCAGCGGTTTTCGGTTTGGCGATGCGCCTTGCTTTCGGGATTATCCCAGGAGACTCTCGACCAAGAATAGGCCCTCCGTCGGCGTATAGCCGGCCGTCTGAGCATGTAATTTTTGGGTCAGCGGAACCCGACGTTGTCGTTGCGGTTGTCGGGGAAGTCGTTGTTGAGATTGAACACGCCGGCATTGTCCTCGGAGTAGAAGTAGCCACCCCGGATGAGCGCATTGCCGGCCCCTTCAGAGAGCCCCCTTCGTTTTGCTGGATCATGACGTCACCTTTGCGGCCCGCTGCAGGCCGCCGGTCAGTCGACCAAGCTCAACGGCTAAGGAGGCTCCGCTTGCGCTGAACTTAAGCTGCCTTAGCCGTGCAGCCTGCTCCAGGTAGTGCTTCAACAAATCGATGTCGGTTGAGATATCGCGCAGCACTTTGATCTTGTCCAGTGTCTGGCCGTACGCGAACACTCCGCGCATGACGCGCGCCATACACGTCCGCAGATTCTCGCCATAGGTGACGCGGATGTCGCGCTGCATTTTGACGATCTCGCCCAGCAGCAGGTCGTCCAGATCCCGGGCGAAAGATTTGAGCTTGAAGTCATTGCCGTTAGGATTAGCCAGCAGCTGGACCGTGCCGGCCTTCAGCACCTCGCCGCGCTGGCGTAGGTCTTCGATCACGGTGGCCACGATGTCATCGGACACGGCACCCAGTACCGCCGCATTGGTGTTGATGTGGTTGGAGACGTAGTGCGTCCGGCCGTTGGCGTGCGAGCCTAAGGCCACGACATAGGGGATGCCGAACTCGTCGACCATAGGCCACAGCCTCTGCTTGAAATTACCGGCCGGGAAACCGACACGGATGTGCGGCGCCGCCGCAGTCCCCACCAGCTTCAGCTTGTACTTTTTCAGCATGCTCAGCGCGTACGCGGTCCGGTCGTAGCCGTGCAGGAACATGCCCGCCTGAACCAGCACCAGGTGACCCGGGTATTGCTGTTCCAGCGCCTTCGACATGCGCGCGACCGGTTCGTCCTTGCCCATGCCCAGTTCGATGCCGCGCACTGCTTTGATCGAGAATTTCTCCAGCTCGTCGCTGGTTGGGTGTTGCGCTTTATCGCTCACTGTGCGCCTTGTTGGTGTGTTTGAAAGATGCTCCCGCCGCTGCGCGGCAGGAGACCCGTATCCCGAGGCTAGAGGCCCGGACTAGTTGGTGCAGCGGAACCCGACGAGGTCGTTGCGGCCGTCGGGGAAGCCGCCGTCGAGACGGAACACGCCGGCACGGTCCTCGGAGGAGAAGGAGCCACCCCGGACGAGCGCAAGGCCGGCCCAGTCGGCGGTCTTGCGTGGCTGCCAGCCGGCGCCGCGCTCCATGGATGGGTAGGGCGCCGTGCTGATCGACGGCGAGTCGCCGGTGAAGGCGCGCGCAACGATGCCGTTCTCGTCGCCCTGGACATCGTCGAATACCCAGGTGTAGGCGTTGCCGGCCACGTCGTAGATGCGCTCGCCGTTCGACAGAACAAACCAGCGGCGCTTGCTGACGTTTTCCGGCTCGAAGGAGGCTGCCTGGGCTTCGTCGAAGTCACCCTCGCGCAGACCCTGATACAGGTCGCCTTCGCCCACGGCGCCGCCGGTCCAGTTGTCGGCCTGCGATGCGATGTTGCAGGCCAGGGCCAGGGCCTGAGATTCGGTGATCAGGTTGTATCCGGCGGCGGTGGCGGCGGCGCGCGCCTCGTGGAAGCTGATCTCCACCCACGGCGCGCGGTCGACCACGATTGCGGCCTTGCCGTCGTCGTCTTCCGAGGTCAGGTAGCGTCCGACCAGGAAGGCCGGGACTACCAAGCCGCTCGGCAGCGTGGTTTCGGGGACTTGCACGAACGGCTCGGCGGCAATTGCTGCGGCGGCCACAGCAGGGGATTCGGTTACGGTGTTCATGTTGCTCCTTTCGGTGAATGGTTGCCGGCGACTGCCGGGTGCTGCAAGAAAGACGGTTTGGCGCCGACGGTGACCTGCTGGCTGTCCACCGCAGTGGAACTGCCGGTGAGGTACACCGTCGTTCTGATTTCCTCACCCTCGGCCGAAAACTTCAGCGTGTGGATGAAGCGATACAGCCCTGAAAACGTGACTGGATGCGCGGTCTGCAGGGCATGCAGGAGTACGCGTCCGTGGTGCTGCTGATCCGTTGCCTCCCAAGAGGCGGGTTCGTGCTCGACCTGCGCGCCGGGAATCGGCGCGGTCAGGCCGACGAGCTGGACATCGGTCTCAATGCTGCCACCTGACAGCTGGTACATGACCGATCGGATCAGCCGCTGGTGTCCGCCATGCGAGACCAGGGACCGCGCTTGCAGTGCGTTGAGCAGCACGCGGTTGTGACGCTCCGCCAGAAACGCTGCTCGCTCGGACAGTGACACCGGATGCTGGCGCGCATTCATTTGTCGAAGGCCATGGCAGCGGCCCAGACGATAGTCACGGCGTAGAACGCGATGATTGCCCATGCGACGCCACGCCGCGCTTCGTGGCTTCGTTCGTATTCCTGAATAGGATCGCGGTCAGTCATCACGATGCTCCCAGTGTTTTCATGCGCTGCTCTGCCACATCCTCAGCGCGCAGCGCCTGCAGCAGTTCGGTGTCGATCTGGCGACGCAGTTGCAGCAGTGCCTGAATGCGCTGCCGGCTATGCTGGTGGGCGCGGCGCGCAAGGTGGTGGTTCAGTGCGCGCGCGATCAGAACGATCCAGCAAATCATTTCTGCACCATGACCGTGACGCCCAGCGCGCCGGCGTCGTATGCGGCGTCGATCAAAAGGCCCAAATCCCCGATGGCGGAATACGACTGCATGCCGTCAGTGGTGCGTGCGGTAATCAGATATTTCATCGTCAGCTCCAGCTGAGTGAGGATGCGAGGGGAGAGCGGTCACCGCTACGCAGTGACCGGGGACCAGCGACCAGGCGCCCGAGCTACTTGGTGCAGCGGAACCCGACGTCGGCGTCGCGGCCGTCGGGGAAGTCGTAGTTGAGACGGAACACGCCGGCAGCGTCCTCGGAGTAGAAGCAGCCACCCCGGAGGAGCGCAACGCCGGCCCAGCGAGCATCGCCGTCTGGCTGCCAGCCCAGGCCCTTCTCGCGCCAGTCGGCGGCGCCGGCGGCGGCCGCGACGGAACGGCTCAGCGACTGCGCGGTGATGGAGGCATTGATCAGGCCTTCGCTGTTACCCTGCACATCGTCGAAGACCCACTGGAACAGGTTGCCGTTGAAGTCGTAGACGCGCTGACCGTTCGACAGCGTGACGTAGCGGCGAACGGGATCGGATGGGCTGTCTGACACGTCACTGCCGCTGCGCGCGCAGCTGTCGTTGCGGATGCCCTGGTTCATCTTGCCGACGCCCACGGCGCCGCCGGACCAGTTCTCAGCGACTTGGCTGGCGTTCCAGGCAATGGCCAGCCACTGGGTTTCGGTGATCAGCTTGTAGCCGTGCTCAGCGGCGACGGCCTGCGCCTCGGCATAGTTGATGTTGATCCACGGCGCGTCATCGGCGGCGAAGGACAGCTTGCCGGCAGCATCGCGCGCCGCGGCGAACCGAGCCACTTGGAACAAAGGGACGACGCGGCCGCCCGGCAGCGTGGTGGTGGGCACGGTGACCCAGTCGTCGGTGTGGCCAATGCCCAGCTGGGCGATCAGGTCAGGGGATGCCTTGATGACGCGCTGGTCGGCGTCAAGCACGATCAGGCTGCCGTGGGCGTTGGTGTATTTGGTGAGGCCTTCCCAAGCCGAGGAGACGGCCAGGCCGGTGATGGCGCGATCACCCAGCTTGGCGCTGAAGGTGCGTTCTTCGGTGATGCTCAGGACTGCGGCGGCAGGTGCCATTTTTTTCTCCATCGGTTTGGTGAGTCGATGGAGACATTAAACACTATGTTTAATTTCTAGTCAAACACTATGTTTATATTTTTCTCTCATGGTGTTTAAATTTTGTGGTGCTGTTGCATCGGAGTCAATTTCTATCCTTCATCGCA